ATTGTATGGAAAGATCCAGATATTCATTATGAAGATCTATCTAAAATTAGTTCTAAAGGATTTGAAATTATTCAATCGTCAACTCCAATATTTGCTAGAGAAAAACTAAAAGATTTATTAACATATATCTTTTCTGTTGAAAAATTAGATATGAAAGATTTTGCCTCATTACTTAAAGATATTAAAAGGCAATTTAAATTAGCAAATGTAGATCAAATATGTTTCTCAAGAAAAGTAAATAATTATCAAAAGTATATTGTTAATGATTATGAAACTTTTGAATTTGCATCAAGATGTCCAATCGGCGTAAGATCTGCAGGTTATCATAATTACTTATTAAATAATTCTACATCTAAAGGTAAATATCAACCTTTAGGAAATGGTGAAAAATGTAAAATGTATTTTTCAACTGATAAATCATGTGAGGTGTTTGCATTTGCTCCAGGAGAATATCCTTATGAGTTTGCACCACAGATCGATCATGATAGACAATTTGAAAAAACAATATTAGATCCAATAAATCGTGTAGTAACAGCAATGGGATTTAAAGGATTTAATCGAAACTTAATTTATACTACAAGCTTGTTCTAAGTAAACAAAAAGCAAAAAAACAATATAATAATAAACAAAAACTAATATGGCAAAAGAATTTTCATTCGCAGATTTAAACAAGGAAATGTCAAAGATATCCGAATACGGAGAAACTTTAGATAAATCAACAATTTCAGAAATTGATCATTATATTCCAACTGGGAATTTTCATCTTAATGCATGTTTAACTGGATCTTTATTTGGTGGTTATCCAAATAACAGAGCAGTTGCATTAGCAGGACCATCAGGTACTGGTAAAACTTATCTTATTCTTAATGCAATCAAACAAGCACAAAAGCAAGGATACAGTATTGTATTTTATGATTCTGAAAATGCTGTAGATAAATCATTAGTAGAAAAATTTGGAATTGATCCTAAAACATTCCGATATGAACCATGTAATACTGTTCAGGAATTTAGAAGTTCAGTAACTGCTATTACTGATGTATTAATCGAACAAAAGAAAAAAGGTATAAAATTACCAAAAATTATGGTAGTCTTAGATTCTGCAGGTAATCTTGCAACTCAAAAAGAAATCGATGATGCAAAAACAGGAAGTAGTAAAGCTGATATGACAAGAGCTAAATTACTTAAGTCTACATTTAGAATCATTATGACTCAATTTGGTATATGTAAAATACCTTTCTTATTCACAAATCATACATACCAAACACAAGATCTATTTTCAAGACAAGTAGGTGGTGGTGGAACTGGTCCAGAATATGCAGCATCAATTATTCTTTTCTTAGGTAAAGCAAAACTTAAAGAAGGTATCGAACAGACTGGAATTATTGTAACGGCTAAACCAAATAAGAATCGTTTTGCAAAACCAACACCAATTAAGTTTCATATATCTTTTAATAAAGGTATGAATCCTTATGTAGGTTTAGAAGAATACATTGGCTGGGATATCTGTGGTATCGAAAGAGGTAGATTTATTACTGAAGGTGCATTTGGTAAATTACCAGATCCAGGTAAAGCAGAATGTAGAATCCATAAATTTAAAAAAGAAGGTAAAGATATTACTGTATATTTTCAACCGTCACCAACCGCACGTAAAATTTGTGTAAAACATTTAAATGATGCAGTTGATCTTAATCAATTATATACACCTCAAGTTTTAACTGATGATGTATTAAAATTACTAGAACCAACAGTAGCAGCAAAATTTACTTATGGTGATGAATTAGAGCAAGAGGAATTATCCGATATAATTACTGAAACAACAGTAGACGATGTTACCGAAAACTCTTAATACGGCAAAGCTTAAGGTAAAGTACGTATTAGGAAATCACACCACATTGCATTCATACCCTGATGCCGAAGATGTTATTTTTGAACTAATACGTGATTACTGTGCTAAAGTTGCAAAGGAGATTAAATTTACAGATATCTCTATGGCAAAAAGATGGAGCCTTACAAAAGAACAATGTAATACTATTTTAACTACCTTACTTAAACATAAGATTGTTAATATTTCATTACAAAATTCTGCATACACTACATATGAAGTAATTTATAATCCTTACGAATAAAACTAATTATGTTTTTTAGCATATAAAAATAAAAATACATGAAATCAAGCATAGACCACGAAAAGATTTTCTTTAACTATTTTTTAACAAAACCACATTACTTAAAGGGAACAAGTAATGGTTTTTTTGCAAATAGAGATTTAGATCAAATTGCAAAATTATCAAAAGATTTTTATTTAAAGTTTGGTGAAAGCCCATCTAAACAACAGATGAATGCTTTAGTTAAAGATGATCCTAATGAAATTTCTGGTGATATTGTAAATTCTGTTTATGATATTAATATTAAGGAGTATGATCAGGATTGGTTAAAAAGAACTGGTGAAGCATGGGTTAAGTGGAAACATTTTGATAAACAATTAGTAAGAACAATTGAATATGTAAAAACTCAAGATGTTTCTCCAGAAAACGTAGAGGATGTAGTACAACGTGCAATAGGAATGATATCTACTGATGGTTCAATTAATTTTGATACTGATGTAGGTTTAGATTTCTTTAATCCTGAATCTCACGTACAGAGAACATCAAAGAAAATAGAAACAGGGTGGAGTTTTGTTGACAGAGTATCCGGCGGAGGTTATGATACTAAATCATTAATTGTTTATGCAGGAGAACAAAATATTGGTAAATCAATATGGTTAGCAAACGATGCAGCTAATTTTGTAAGGATGGGTCATAATGTAGTTTTCATTACAGCAGAGATGTCAGCTCAAAAAGTATTAAAAAGAATAGGATCTAATCTTTTACATATTCCAATGAGTGAATATGATAAAAATTCAGGTAATAGAGATTACATGAAAAGAAGATTAGAAAAAGTATCTCGAGGTTTATTACCACCAGGAAAATTATTTGTTAAAGAATATCCAACATCACAAGGTACTATACCAGATATAGAAGCATACTTAAAAGATTTAGAAGAAAACCAAGATCATAAAGTAAATGTATTAGTTGTAGATTATATTAATATTCTTGCAAATTATAGAAATCCTAATACTGAGAATACTTATATGAAGATTAAACAAATAGCAGAAGATCTTAGAGCATTAGCAGTTAAAAGGGATATGTTAGTTATATCGGCAACGCAAATTAATCGTGGTGCATGGGATGCAACTGAAGTAAGAATGGAAAATATTGCAGAATCTGCAGGTCTTGCGCATACCGCTGATGTAATGTATGCATTGATACAGGATTCTGTAATGCACGCTGAGCGAGAATATTGGTTAAAGGTTTTAAAAATTAGAGACGGTCAAGGTAAAGGATCTCGATGTAGATTTGATATTGATTATGAACATATGAGATTAACTGAGACTGATGATATATCAGCATAATAAAATAAAATAAAACAATATGTGGGGAAAAAAGAAAAAAGTTTTAACTAAAGGTGAGGATGATAAAAAATCAGGCCATGTTGAAAAAGATAAAATATTTAATAATACATACGGTGAACAAGATTTATCTCAAGGTAAAATAAACTTTACAGTTTCTGCATCTTGGTTAGATGGAATGGATCCTGATGATAAGCAACATTATGATTCTTTATTTGAACGTGTTGATGCATTAATTAAAGGTAGTGAATTTGAACATCTTAATGAAGCAACCCCAGATGGTGTTATTAAAAAACTAAACAAAGTACAAATTAATAAGGTATTCTTTTATCTTATAGAAAAAACAGGTTCTTCATATACAAGAATAGATTTATTTAGTGTTCTTTCAGATTACTTTGATGTATTTCCAAATAAATTCTATAATTCATTGTCAAATAAATTTAAGGATGAATTAATTAATGAATTAGATAAAAAATACAATATCCTAGAAAAAAGAAAAATCAGAAAATTATTTTAATATGGCAAAGAGAATATGGATGGTGTCCGATTCGCACTTAGGCTGTAGATCAAATTCTGTTTTGTGGCTCCAGATTATTGAAGATTATTTTTTTAAATTCTTTATTCCATTAGTTAAAAAGGAATATAAAGAAGGTGATGTTCTTTATCATTTAGGAGATGTATTTGATAACAGACAAAGTGTAAATCTAGCAGCACAGGATTTAGCAATCAGAATATTTGAAGAATTAGGAAAGGTATTTCCAGATATTCATATCATTGTTGGTAATCATGATATAATGAGAAAGAATTCAAATGAAATATCATCTGTTGATTGTCTTAAATATCTTCCTAATGTAACAGTATTAAAAGAACCTAAAGTTTTAAAATATAAAGATGCATCTTGTTTATTAATGCCATGGAGAAGAAATCATGAACATGAACAAGAAACTTTAGATAATATTAAGGATGATGTTGATTATATGTTTTGTCATACTGAAACGCGTGGTGTTCAAACTAGTCCAAGTACAAAGCATTTACATGATAGTGGAAATGAAGTAACTATCTTTAAAAGATTTAAGAGAGTATACTCAGGGCATATTCATTATAGACAAGATAAAGAAAATTTTGTATTAGTCGGTAATCCATATCAAATGACAAGATCAGATAGGGATAATCAAAAAGGAATTTACTTATTAGATTTAGAATCAGGTAATCATACCTTTTTTGAGAATCATATAAGTCCTGTTTTTATTAGATATTATATTAATGAAATTTTGGAAATGAGAATGGAAGAAATTGAAAATGAAATTAAAAATAACTTTGTTGATATTTTTATACCATCAAATGTATTAGGTAAGTATAATATTAATATGTTTATGGATTATTTAGATGGTTTAGCTAGAAAATTAGAACCAAGAATTTATGATGAAGAGAATCCTTATGATAGAGAAGATGGCGAAATGTCAGATTTTAATGGAGAGTTAAATTTAATGAATATAGCAGCAGAGCATATTAATTCTTTAGATTATGATAATGATTTAAAAGAAAGACTAAAAGTATCAGTACAAGAATTATATAAAAGAACCTTATCTCCTAACTATGAAGATTAAAAAAGTAGAGTTTAAGAATTTTGCAAGCTATGGTAACAGGCTGCAGGTAATAGACTTTGAAAAAGAAAAAAGTAATTTATATTTAGTCTTAGGTGGTAATGGTGCTGGTAAGAGTACTTTAGCAAAGGTAATTACATATTTATGTTATGGTAAAGTAGAAGGTAGTTCTTTAAAGGATTTACCAAATAGAGTTAATGGCGCACTGTATGGAAAGATTTGGTTAGAATCTAAAGGTAATGCAATTGAAATAGAGCGTGGAATTAATCCAGGAATATTTAATGTAAAAATTAATGGTGAAGATTATGATGTTGCTGGTAAAGTAAACCTACAAGATTTTTTAGAAACAGAGATATATGAAATACCTTATCATGTTTTTAAGAATGTAATTATTTTATCCGTTAATGATTTTAAATCATTTATAACAATGTCTCCTTATGATAAAAAAAGAATCATAGATAAGATATTTGGTTTTTCTATTATTAATGAAATGGCTGAAGCTATTAAGGAAAAGCGTAGAGGTATTATTGGAGAAATTAGAACTTATGAAGATGAGATAAGAACTCTTAATGAATCTATAGGTTCAGTATATGATAAAATAGAACAAATAGAATTATTAACAGCAGAAAAAGATGCTTCTAAGGTTAAAAAATTAAAGGAGGATTTAATTGCATTGAATGAAAACCGAAAAAAATTAAATAACTTTACTGAATTAACTAAAACAAAACTAGAGTCTTTAGATAAAGAATCTAGAAATAAGTCATCAGAACATTCTACATTGACTAATAAAATTTCTAATATTAAGCAAGATTTAAAATTGTTTGAAAATTCAACATGCCCTACATGTACTGCACCATTAACTTCTGATTTTCATTTGGAAATTAAAAAAGAAAAAGAAGGTTCTTTAATAAGTCTTAATGAACAATATGAAAGCGTTAAAATTGCATATGAAGATTCTATTAGTAAATTAAATGACCTAAGGCTTAAAGGTAGACAAATACATGTAAAGGCTGGTCAATTAGAAGTTTCTATGGAAAATATTAAATCTAAGTTAATTGAATTAGCAGATAAAGATGAATCCGATTCTTCATCTGATTTAAAACATTTAGTAAAAGATTTTAATACTCGTAAAACAGAAAAGTCAACAGATAAGTTAAAAAGTGAAGGAGAAGATTATTATTTAACTATCTTAGAAAATTTAATGGGCGAGGATGGTATTAAAAATCTAGCAGTAAGATCTATTCTTCCGTCATTTAATAATCATATTCTTTTAATGGGTAGGGAAATGGGAATTCCTTTTGGTATACGATTTAATGAAAAATTCTTTTGTACATTACATCATCTAGGAACAGAGATAAGCCCAAAGACATTAAGTACTGGTGAAAAGAAAAAAGTAGATTTTGTAATTATCATGGCATTAATGAAAATGATTAAAGTTAGATTCCCATCTCTTAATATTTTATTCTTAGATGAAATCTTTTCTTCCATTGATTCAGATGGTGTACATCATATAGTTAACATACTTCATAATACAATCCAGGATATCGGGCTTAATACATTTGTTATTAATCATACAGTATTACCTAGTGAATACTTTGATAAAAAATTAGAAATTACAAAAGATGGTGGATTTAGCGAATTTACAATTGAATCTATTGGATAAATATACTACAAGAAAAATTAATATCATAGATGTCAGCATATAATCAGGAATATAATAAGGACAACACAATCTTACGTTATATGATAGTAGCTCTTTTAGCAGATCTAAAAGATAAAGTTTACTATTATAATCAAATAGATGAAGATACTTTAAAGAAAATACCAGTCCCTTTCTTTTATTCAATAACAGGAGATGGTAGATTTTTAATGGATAATTTTCTTTTTGATGCAGAAGCTAAAGGTAAAGCTATAGGTGATTATGAAGTTGTACCAAGAGGTATAATACAATTAAATGGTATATCCATAGATTCGGGTAATCAAACAAATAAGTTTGCTAGAGGTGAATTTGTTCAAGAGTGGGAAGGTGTATTAAAAACATTTTCTTTAGAAACAAATTTCTTACCTTTAAATATATCTTTTGATTGTACAGTTGTATGTTCATCGAATTTAGAAATGTTAAAAGTAACTGAATCACTTATGAGCAAATTATATAAAAATAATTTGTTTCAAGTAGATTTAGGTATGATGAGGGTACAGGCATCTTTTGCAGTTCCTGAGGATTATACACAAAATAGATTATTTGAATTCCAATTAAATGATAAAAAAGAATGGAGCGTAACCTTTCCAATAGAAGTTTCTTCATTTATGCCAGTGTTTGAACAGGGTATTTTAATACCTGAGGTTAGTCTTATGACTAAGGCTGCAATTAAAGCTAACCCTACTGCACAAGGTGTAGGTATGCTAAGATCAGGTATTGATAATGAAATAGGTATTTACTTCGGTGGAGTATTCCAAAAATTCCAGCTGTCACAAGAAAGCTTATTAAAAGTACAACCTAGCGGAACGTTTAGTAATAAAGGATACATTAACCCAGATTCTATTCAAACAGGTGGTCCTTATTCAGAATCAATATTAACATCAGCCCCAATAGTACCTGAATCATTAGAAAGCTTAAATTATAGAAATGCAGATGCAATACCAAAAGTAGATGAATCAGGCTTAGGAAGTGTAGATGATGGCTTTGGAAAGTGATAAGCAATTAACAGTCAAGACTTAGAATATATAAAACAAATCAAATAAGTGTAATATGAAAAACACAATGAACGAAGGACAAACTCAGGTATATACTGATGGTGGAATAAATCCCCAAGCAGGTATTGATACTGATGCTGCCTATTTAAACAAGCCAAGGCAACAGCTAATGGATATAATCCAGGTGTTATTCAGTCAAAGTGGTAAATCTAAACCAGACGGTAAAGGTAAAATTTTAACTGGTGGACCAATGACAGATGAACAAGTATTAGCTATTTTGGTTGGAATGGGCATCCCTCAGCAAATGGGAATTTCATCAATAGCAAAATATCGAGAACAGCAACAAGCTCCATCCGATATATACACTGAAAATAATAATCAAAAAAATCATAACAATATGAACTTTACAATTACCGATCTGTATGAGAACGTTATGGATAGTATTAACGGATTGAAAGCAATGGATAATGATAATTCCAGAGTTTCATATTCTGTTAAAGAATCCTTAACTGTTTTAGAGGAAGCATTAAATGCATTCCCTATGAAATTAAAAAATGCTGACCTTTCTGCAATCAGCGAAGAATTAGAAAATTCTACTGACCCTAATCTTAAATTTAAAATTGCAAGAAACTTGTATACTAAACTATCTCAGTCAACTTGGTTAAATCCAATTTCTGAGTTAAGAGAGTATATAATGGAATCTTATAACAATGCTAAATGGCAATTTAGAATTAGCGAATCTGTTGAAAGAACATCAATGAAAAAAGGTAAATTAATCGAATCATTAAATAATGATTTAGTTTCTTTATTAAATGAATCAGATGTTAAATCTAAATTTGCTGCAATTGCTGCTAAGAATCCTTGGTCAGTTGATGTTAAGCAAATTGTAAATGAAATGAATGCTGAAGATCAAAAAGTAGCATCTACTGCAAACGGAAAAATTGTAAAAATTCTTTCTCCAGTTTTAGAATCTGAAAATGGTTTAACTTTCCAATTACATAATAAGAATTATACTTTTAATGGAAAATCTATTGTTGAAGCTAATGTAACTGATACAAGATTCTTCGATGTATCTGAAGGATTAAAAATGTTTACAAGAAGTGGAGATATTCTTTCACTACATGGAGATAATGGTAAAACATTAACTTATGATATTACTGAAGGAACTTTAAGCATGGGTAAAATTAATTTATCTAATGTAAGTATAATCGAATTAAAAGAAACATTATTGGCAACTAACTTTTCAGGTTATAAAAACCAATGGCAAAATGATAAAATTTGCAAATTCTTTGAAAGCGTTGATTTAGTTTGCGAACTAGATGATTTTACTACAATTCAAAATCAACAATTTTCTGATGTATTTTTAACTATGATTAATGTAGATGAAGGTATCTATATTAATAAGGTAAATCCTGGTATGCAATTAAATGAAATGATAAAGTTTAATACTGCAACAGAAACTGTTGATGTGGTAATGGAATTTATTAATTTTGATATTTCTCCAATTCTTTCTGAAAAATTAATTTCAGAGAATAATGAAAAGGCTATCATTGAAAATAAAAGAAAAGAACTTTCTGAGACTCTTACCTTTTTAGAAGAAAAGAAATCTGAAGTAGAAGCTGCAATTAAAAAATTAGGTGCAACTGAAGAATTATCTGAAGCTTTAAATCTTTTAGCTGAAGAGCATAAAGTTAAAGAAAAAGAATTAGCTGATAGTTATATTTCTGAAAAAAAAAGTAAGAGTGACTATTTAAACGATGGTTTCGTAGAAGCAACAATCAAAAAGAATGGACAAGGTCTAAAAAAAGGCCAAGAAGTTTTAGTAAGTGCTGAAGAGTATGCTTCTCTAGGAGATGAGGATATGTTAAGTGTTATTATTCCTAAAAACGGTAAAGGTGTAGTACTTCCTAAGTCTGATCTTTCTGTAAGTATCTAATAAACAAGCCTAACTATAATAATATATTGAATGAACCGATTGAATTTAAACAATCGGTTCATTCTTGTATATAAATAATAAATAAATCAAAGTTAATGGCAAGAAAAAGAAATTATCTAAACAACAGAGACCTCCTAGATCAGATAGTATTATCTAAAGAATTGGATGAACTTACACCAAAGGCCTTAGAATTCTTAATGCTATTGGCAGACAAATGTTCTATGAAGCTAACATATAGAAACCCAGAAGATAGGCAAGATTGTATTGCTTATGCTTATATGGATCTTTATAGATATTGGAGAAATTTTAATCCAGAAAAAAGTACAAATGCATTTGCTTATTTTACTGAAATAGCTAAAAGAGGATTTGCAAAAGGTTGGAATAAATTACATCCTAAAAAATATCATGGTACTGTTTCGATTAATGGTAGTGCTGATAGCGAAGGTATTTATACAATATAACATTGTATGAGCATTAAAAAGGTAAAGCCTACATCTAAGTCTGGATTTAAACAAGGTTATTATAAACCAAAGTTTCCTCAAAAGTATAGAGGAGGAGATCCTATTATATACAGAAGTAGTTGGGAAAGAAAGTTTTGCCATTGGTGCGATCATAATATAGATGTTATTTATTGGATATCAGAACCATTTTCAATACCTTACTTTAGTCTACTAGATAATAAGTGGCATAAGTATTATCCAGATTTTTTCTTTAAAATGAAAAAGGGAGATGGAACTACACAGGAATATGTAGTCGAAATAAAACCTAAGGCTCAGTTGCAAAAACCAAAAGAACCTAAGAGAAAAACGGCAAAGGCATTAAAAAATTTTAAATATGCATATGAATCATATGTTAGAAATTTATGTAAAACTAATGCTTTAAATAAAATGGCAAAAGAAAGAAATTGTAAAGTAATGTTACTAACAGAAGAATCAAATTTATTTTAATGGCTTTAGAGCATAGATTTACAAATGACCTTAATATTTACCTTACTGAAAGTAAAGGTAGGACTGGTGCATCCAAAAGATCAATTGAAGATATTAAATTAATGGGTGCTAAAAGCAAAGGTTCTTTATTACCAGGTAAGATGTATTGTTTTAATTATTATACAACACAAGAATACTTTTATGATACAAAACCTTTAGTAATAGGTTTAGGCGAATCTGATGATGGACACCAATTAGGTATTAATTTACATTATATGCCGTATGAAGCTAGGATTCCATTTTTAACTGAATTAACAAAAACTTTATTTACTCAAATAGAAGGTAAGAAAGAAGAAGATCCATTAAAAGAAGATCCTATTCCAAGCTTTCAGTGGAAATTTTTAAAAAGAGCACTTGGTACAAAATACAATTTAACATACTGTGTAAGACAGTACAGAATGGATCGAATGAAAAATCCTTATGTGATAGGATATAGTGATTGGTACATTGGAGCAGTAAATAATGAAGATCAATTTTTTGGTGGAAATATAAACCAAGCACAATCATTATACTACAAGAATATATAAAATAATAAAAAATAACAATATGGCAGGTTTTACAGATAGAAGAGGTCCTTTAAGTACAGGTAATCCAGTAAGAAAAATCCTTAAAGATCTTTCTAATTTAGGAATGGCTTATGATGATATGATCATTCGTAATTCTCGTGCAGTAGGATTTACTGAAAATCAAATGGGTTATTCATTTAATCCTATGGGATCTGATAGCGATGATATGTATGGTGCATTTGCTGCACTATCATTAACAGATACTACATTAAAGAAAAACATTGCATTTTTTGATCAAGATTATACAAGAAAAAGAGATCAGCTTAGAACATTTGCAGTACAAGATGAAATAGAAGAAATATTAGATGTAATTACAGATGAGGCTATTGTATTTGATGAATCAAATTTTATGGCTTATGCTGAATTTAATGGTCATATTGGTGAATCTATAGAAGAAGAAATTAGTGATGTATATAATAATATCTACAATTACATTGGTTTTAATGATGCAGTACAGCCTTGGAATTATTTTAGAAAATGGATGATTGATGGTTATCTTGCATTTGAAATAGTTTATAATGATAAACAAACTGAAATTATAGGATTTAAAGAATTAGATCCAATATCATTAATGCCAGGTATTGATTCTGATGATGGTAAAAAAGTTTGGATTCAATATAAAGGTGAAGGCGGAAAAGAAAGACAGTTATGGGATTCACAAATAATATACCTTTCATATTCACAAGTTAATTCTCCAATGAGAATATCATATGTTGAAAGATTAATCAGATCATTTAACTTATTAAGAATAATGGAACACAGTAGAATTATCTGGGCTGTGTCAAATGCTTCATTTAAAACTCAATTTACTATCCCAGTTGGTGGTAAATCTAAAACTAGAGCAAAACAATCATTATCAACATTAATGAATTCATACCGCGAGGTTGTAGATTTTAATTTTGAAAGTGGTGAAATACAAACTAACGGTAAACCAATGATGCCGTTTAACAAAGAATA